GGGAACTCTCCAGGTGGGGCGTTCCTACTTAATACATTTCCTGCTTGTCGTGCGTTCATATTGTTCCTTTAAACGTATGGGTTCGTTGAGGTTACTGGTCTGTTCGCTACAGTTGTCACGGCAGTAGCAGTGAGTGCTCCTGCATCCGATACTACAATCTTAAAATAACTGCCATTCGGAGATCTAAGTACAATTGATCCCTTGTCGAAAACATTGTCCCTGGATGTTTTTGCAGTGATTGCTTCTTCCGCAACTATTAACGATGAGAGGTCATACATATACTCTGGCTCATATTCCTTGGGCGGATTCGGTAATGGCTTTTGTGTTCTCATCTTTCTCCTGAAGCTGCTGCCATAAAACGGACCTCTCCAAAACGCCACTCTTGATCGAAGGGACTAGAAACCTTCAAAAATGTTTGTCTATCAGTGAATCGGCAATCCGTGTATCCGTCCCCCTCTAAAGTAAATGGTCCATGCGTTGTGCCTGGAGCGTCTGGTGTTTTACCCGTTACGACTTCCAAGCGTAGTCCATTGGTCCCGGCGTCAGTATCGGTCAGAATTTGTTTAACACTCATCATCTTATTTCCACCCGCAATTTCTATTGCTCCAGTTTCTGCATAACAGAGATGATTCTCTGTTGCGACGTTTGGATGTGTATCTGTAGAAACACCCTTGGCCACTACTCTGTTTGCCTTGGCAGATAAAGTAGTCACATCAGTAGGAGCAATCACGGTTGTATCCCTGGGTATTGGTGTGGATTGGGTATCGGGATCCATTTCGTGGAGGTAAAGGTATCCGTCGGATCCAGCCCAAACTGGGTATCCTAGAGCATCGCTCGGCTCCAATGCAGTTCTTTCCAATTCTCCGGTCACCCAATGCTGCTCCCGGTATGAGTAAGTCACATACCGTGTACAAACTGAGTCTCCTTCCCTGGGGTAGAACCACGAAATTTCACCGAAGTCAGAATTATGTCCGGCGGCAATCAAACCCTCAACATCCAGGTTAATATCTGCGAAAACATAATCTGCTACCTCACAACTTAGCTCCTTGATATATCCACCTGTATATGACCAGAAACGTCCCCTGCTCATCCAGGCTACAAAGTCCGCAGATCCGGCGATACATTTCATGCCTACAGGCCCTCCTCCCTCGGTCAAACGCTCTGTCCCGTACACATAGGGGGGGCCTAAGTAATTTGTGCGCCAGACGTCCGAGGTTGTAAAAATCAAAACGCCATAGCGAGTTTTAAATCCGCCAATGATCCTACCTTTTGTTTGTAGCTCCAGGTCGCCTGCGGTATTGACTAAACTGGGGGTGAAATCTGTGAGGCTTTCCTGGGATCCCCATTGAATTTTTCTCTGAGCTCCTCCAGGACCAAGGATCATTATGTGTCGTTCCGGTGTAACCAGGACCGCAACATTTGAATTTGTTGGAACTCCCGTGGATCCACCCAATGTCTGCAATGCTACTGGTGCAGTTGCTGTTTGTGTAGCATTATTAAATGACACTCCGGAAACGTCTAAGTACCAGATCGTTCCTTCTCCAGTATGACAGGCTAAAAGATCATCGCCGAAGTTATCAAAACTTACCACCGGGGAAAAATTGTCTAGAAATGCATCCGGATCAGTCACCCCGCTATCAACCGGAGGATATCTGCAAACCCCGTACAGATCTCCTCCGGGTGCTATACCTATCTCCGTTGTCCATGAGTGTGTGCCAGTTCCTGCATCTGTCCAAGCTATAGCAGTGCCGCCCGAAGATGGTGCTAATTTAAAATTATCAGTTGTTTTATCTCTAACATAGTAATCAGTTGATGCAGTCAGTCCCGATGGTAATGTCCCCGTAGTTGATACTTGTACTCTTCTTGTATCTAGCAGACCGTGGGCTGTTGAAGTAATAAGCAATCCCGATGAACTGCTGGCCGTAAATGTGGCAGTAGAACTACCAAAATTTGTAATTCCAGTATCACCTCCATATTCAAGAGCTCCATATCCCAAACCAGATATTTGGAAATCATCCTGGGACGCGAAGGGTATGGCAGACCCCGGTGAAGAACTAGGTGTCACATCGTAAATGGGCGCGTTAACACCCGCACTCTGTGATCCATCCCAAAGTCTCAGAGATTGAACAGAACCAACCGCCAGGTATCTTACTCCAGTGGATAGTCTCCAGGAGTGTAGTCCTCGTATGGGATCAACTCCGGCAAAGAAAGTTGGTGTTATCACCGCACCACTTCCTGCTGAACCAGAAGCAGGAGTAAGAGTGATTGTAGGTGCAGACGTAAAGCCAGTACCATTAGTGGCAATTGCCACTGTAGCAATAGCGCCACCTGAAACTGTATACGTTCCCGTAAAAGATGATCCAGCCCCACCGCTGAATCCTAGCGTCCCACTCCCCACGTACCCTGTTCCCGCTGTTGTGATTGTAAGCGTTTCTATTCCACCCTTCTTGGTGATCTGAGTTTCTGCCAGGCGTTGCCAACCTCCAATAGGCCGCAGCCTACCTTCAGAAAACCTAACCAGGTTTCCACTATACCAGCGATTCTTTGCCTGGTACTGGGTCCCATTCTTGAAGAACCCTGGAGCAATTTTAATTGGAAGTAGTGCCATTCTTTTTCTTAACTTTTACTAAAAAACATCGATACCCTGGAATCCGGTAAGTCATAATAGTTTCCACTTTATATTTTCTGGACTGGAGACTGGACATTACAAACTCTGATTAATTTTTGACCCATTGCCTTAGTCTCGTTGTCACTCAGTTTATTAATATGTGAATGTGAGTGATCCATTCGCATTTGATCTAAATAACAATCACACATCTGACCCACCAGGGGTAGGGGGGTAAATGGTGATTTCATCCGAAAGTTCTGGTGGCAAAACGCCCACAGTCCCCGAAGCTCTAGAGTTGGGTAATCGCCATAAAACTTTGGTCTGATCGGAGGTGTTTGTTTGCACCCGGAAATCGGGAGTAAAATAACAAACAGAGCCAGACTCAAGAGTAAGTTCGATTTCCATTTCAATATGACCACATTCGTTTACCACCAGTTTTTTTAATATCCAAATGTACGAATCGTTTATTGTGCGATTTGCTCTTCTGTGAGATGCCGACGCCCTCGAATATAGGAATGGCAGCAGCCACCAAATCTAATGCCCTCTGGCCCGAACAGAGCGCGTCAATTGCGAGGCCCTCCATATGGCTCGAGGATGGATGCCCCCCTACCACACGATTATGCACCTCGCAGCGATACCCGCTGGAGATTGAAATTGGGAATCCAACTTCGTCTCTTAGTTGCTGGAGCTTTTCAACGAGCTCATCCTGGCATTTATTTTCCCCACCACAACAACCTGTGCCTTTGCAAGAAAGCTCTTTTTCTGAAAAGTTTTTACAAGCGAGCATAGTTATCCATCCAGCTAATATTTTAAAGAATGTTCGGCGAAGTAAAATAGGACTAAAGTAGTACTATTTACTTTCGAGATTTTTCTTGTACAAAACAAGAAATTCATCGTCGATAGTATTAGACGTAGAAGCGCATAAACGAGTAAGCAATACCAGAATTACCTGGGATAAAAGCTTCTCACTAAGCGCACTCATACAGAGTGTTTTTACGACTCCCCCTATTAATGGAACTAAAAACGGCATATCAACACTCCTTATTTTGGTACGGTGAAAATGGTTCTACACATTGCCAGACTGACAAATCGGAGAATCCCTTGACCCAGTGGCCTAATTCCACTTCCGATGTGGAACATCCAGTTAAAAAAATGATTATCAAAAAAAGTCTAATGCTACCCATTTCTATTGGAAAGCATTTGAATTTGTTTGCTTGACTCAATTTCTCGTTCTATGTTCTCCAATCTTGCACTCACACTTGCCATGTGTCCAGAACACTCTGCCGAAATATCAACGAACTTATCGAAATTCTCCTTCTGGGTGGCTCTGTTCAATTTGCTTTCCCTAAACGTCCAGAAACCTAGACATACAATTATTGCTCCTGCAAAACCTTGTTTAAGAATAAGGTTAATTACATCGTCAAGTGCAGTGTTTACATTCGACTTTTCCTGCACTTGGTGCGGTGATTGGCGATTATAATTGTGCTGGTCATAATTCGGTGGCTCCGCTTTCGGGCGATGAGGCATAGAAAAGAATAAAACTCCCACCAACAGGACGATTGTTAGAAATATTAATATTCCCGGCAAATATCTTTTTATTAATTTCATTCATCATCCTTGCAAATACGGAGTTGTACTTCTAATAATCATGGTTGTATCGGACAATCATGTCCGTTATTCGTCTGCTTCTGCTTCTAGTTCTTCAGGTTTATCCATGTCTACTAATGCTTGCTTGTAGCCCTCTGCTTGATTCAGTTGTGCTTGCATATTCGGTATCTGTTGCCGAAGGTCTGTGATTATCTTGTCTATTTCTTCTATAGTCATTATGCGTTCTCTAGTGCGGTTACTTTTGCTGATAGTTCTTGTACTGCTTTAGTTAGTAATGGAATTATAAAATTAGTCTTCATCGATAATGTTTCTTCCTCACCTTCATCTGAAATATTTTGAATTGCTTCAGGAACTACTCCCTGAACATCTTGAGCAACAAAACCTAGATTATTTTTTTCCCCATCAATATAATCAAACGAACAAGGTTTTAAGCTATTTATTTTGTCAAGTGTAGATTCTAGATAAATAATATTTTCTTTTAGTTTTCTATCAGATGAATAACCCCAACCTGTATTATTTAAATATCCAGTTCCGTTCCCCTTTACCCAAAATCTTGACGTACTATTATTTACCACATGTAATCCTTCATTCCCTCCACCACCACAGGTTACCTTAATTCCTAAAGAGCCAGATATAATTTCTAAGGGGGTGGTAGGCCCCGTAGTCCCAATGCCTACGAAACCCCCATAGGGGTTTAAGCTTAAATTATAACCAGTATTAGCAGTTCCACCATTATAGTTGATTGTATTACCAGCATCAGCAGATTGAATAATTGAAGCAGCATTGGTATCACTATGCAGTTTTAATAGTTGGTTTCTACTGTTATTTTGTATTGAAAATCCTTCTAGTCCCTTTACATCACTTGTATGGTCAGAACGTACTTGAAGTCGAGTTGGAGGAGCCGCAGTACCGATGCCTACTTTGCCAGTTGAAGTATTACCATAAATAGTGTTGCCAATATTTATCTCGTTACTGGCACCTGAAGATGTGGGGTCTATATCGTAACCAATCGTAATATTATCATTGCCTGTAGTAGTGGTCCTTCCAGCTTTATAACCTATGGCTATATTCCTAGCACCTGTGGTGATGTCTTTCCCAGCTTCGTCACCCATTGCTGTGTTGCCATAACCGGTTGAATTGTATAGAGCCTCCATACCATTTGCTACGTTTGAATAGCCGTCTATGTTTGATTTTAGTGCCTTATAACCAGTTGCTGTGTTAAGGGTTCCTGTGGTGATGGCGGCTAGAGCCTCCATACCATGAGCTGTATTGTAACTACCCGATGTACAAGCAGTCAAAGCATCCTTACCAACACCTGTATTATAATTACCAGTTGTTATGCTATCTACTGCTCCTGAGCCTACTCCGATGTTGGTGGGCGATCCAGAATTCCCAGCTACCTCCCTAATTTCTGCTCCATTAAATGATCCACCAGTTATTGCTCCTGTTGTTGCTATAGTATTAGAACCATTATTAATGTTTCCAAATCCAGTAGCAATTGAACCTGTACCTAATGCTCCTACTGTAGTAAGATTGGCAGTAGTAGTGATTGATGCTTGAGTACCACTTGTTACTGTGGCGGCTGTTCCAGAGGCGTTACCTGTTATATTGCCTGTAATCGTACATCCGTCAATGGTTCCACCATTAATATCTGCGGTATTAGCTACTAATCCTGCACTAAAAGTTGTTGCTCCACCATCTGCTACTACAACCTTATCTACCCCAGAGTCTTGCAGTTGCAGGATATGACCAGAGGATGTACTGTTGACTTTAACACCAACATCTGATCCTGCATTATTAACTACCATTGCATCTGAGACTGTAAGAGCAGTATTAATAGTGGTAGTAGTTCCAGAGACAGTTAGGTTAGCATCCACGATTACTGCACCAGTGAACGTGCCTCCGGACTTTGGTACTGTTTTATCTACAATCTGATCGATTGCATGATTGACCATTGGCCCCCACTTCTCTGAAGTTGCTTCTCCACCAACGATAGGTTTCAGGATGCCTTCTGATGTAGTGTTAAAACCGGAGTTGCTAAATTCTGATCCGTCTTGTCCCCCAACTCCGGTTGCATTCGTAAATGTTGCCGCACCATCGTGTTTGTTGCCTGTTGCGGCGGCAGACATTCTTAAAGTAACAGAAGTAAGAATTTCAGCTATAGTGGTTGAGGATGGTATAAAAGTTCCAGCAACTGCTTGACCTACAGTAAGATCAGCAGTGTCACCAGAGGGAGAATTTGGATCACCACCATATAAAGTTAGAGTAGTAGTACCACTTACTACAGTGGTAGGATTCATAACTAAATGAAATGGTGAGTAG